AACAACCTACGTTTTCTGCAACTGGTACAACTGCTACAGTTTGACTATCGTTTATGTTTATAAGTTTATGAATACTATTTTCACAAAATATAAATAAATCTGTACGGAAACCCTTGACACCTACTACTTTATCTGATATAGTTACTGAACCTGCTCCAGTACCACCGAAGTCTGATGGGTCATTATAAACACTATAGTAAACTGTATTCTCGTTATCTTCTACACCAGCAGCTATTAAGTGATGGTCATGTGAAGTTATAAATGTAGCGTGTTTAGTTCCTGTAACTGTTACTTCTTCTGTAAAGTAAGTTCTAGCACTTAAAGCTCCAGTACCTTCCATTCTAAAACTAAAAGGTTTATTAGCTCCATCAGCTATAATTACTGTACCATAATCTTGTGCAGCACCTTCAAACATTGCAAATTGTATTTGCCCTTGTCCAGTTCTAGCTGTAACACTTTTACCTGTAAAGGTTGAGTAGTTATCTCCACTACTATGAGATAATTTATTTATCTGTAAGTAAGTAGTTCCATCTTGTGTAAAGTATATATTAGTACTTGTACAAACTACAACTCCATCTGCATAAGGCATTACACCTAATATAGTTGTAGCACTTCCTGAAGGTTGATTACTACCAAACTTAGTAAAGCCATTAATACGTCTATAACCACCCTCTATAGAGACTTCAAAGTTTCTAAGTTCTCTTGCAACTCCGGGGCTTTTAAGCAAATCAATTGAGTTAGCTGATTTAACTAAGCCACCACTACATGCAACAGTATAAGGTTGTGAACGTGCCATATATTAGAAGTAAGTTCTATCGTCTGTCATATACTTTGGAGCTGGATTCATAAGATTAGATTTCATATACTTCATACCTTTCTTATAATCATCCAATGCGAAAGCTGCTTGTTGTGGGCTTTCTTTAAACTGCCAAATGTAATAACGAACTCTAGCTGTTATTATATTACTGTATTGCTCTGGTAAAGTGATTGTATCATCATAAGCTGATAATGCAGTCGGTCTTACGAAAGCATAAAAGTGTACATTATAAACCTTGTCAGGTATTGGACTTAATCCAAACTTTCTATTATCTGGAGACTTAATAACAAACTGTGGTTCTCCATGGTTTTGAGTATCTGCATCATCTGCATTCTCACTGTCTCTGTAGTATCTTTTCCAATCAGCAAGAGTTAAAAATCTTAATCCTTTAGAAACATAAGGTGTTGTTTCTCCTGATACGTTAATAGTTGTGACATAAAAATCATCCCAATCTATTGATGCATAGTCTGTAGTAATACTAGAACTATCAGACTTTAAAGTATACCATCTTGTTCCTGCTACAGTAGGTACTGTTACGTTCCCATAGAAAGGGTCAGTACTTCCACTGACATTAGCAGCAAAGAAAGGTAACTGTGGTTCTTCATTGGCTATATCAAAGATTGATTTGTTCACACTATCTTTAACAAACTTTTGAATACCTGTAGCGTTTGCAAAGTTTGCAGACGTTAAAGGAATTTCATTAAGTTCTCTTAGTGCTTCGTTAGTTATGTCAAGATATGTTGTAGCCATTATTTTTTATGAACCTTTTGAATTGGAAAGTTTGCTTCTAAACTTGCACCCTTATGTTTTACAAACTTACCTGTGTGTTTCATTAATTTAAACGTACCATTTTTTTGTTTCATCCAATGGTGTCCTTTTGGTGCTTTAACTTTCATATTAACAAGGTTTTCCTTTTGGACATTCACCATTCTTGTACATAGGTTGTCCACCTTTTTTATAAGAACTTCTTACTTCTCCACCAGCAGATTTTTTCTTACGTTTTTTCATGTTACTTCCACAATGCATATTTATCTCCTTTAAAAAGTGGAGGGTCAATTAAGACCCCCCGAGTGACAATTAGTCAATTACATAGAATGCACTACATAAAGCGTCATCTCTAAGTACTTTCGCACCATAGACATGTAAGCCTCTTACTATATCACCAAATGATGATGGGTCTCTCAACACTTCAGTTGAAAGAATAGTATTAGCAGTAGCAGTTGATGAAATGTGACCAGCCATACATTTACCAGTAGCGTTAGATGTAGCAGCAACGTTGTTAGATTTGTACATGTCAAATCCTCTTAGTTTACCACTTGATACTAAGCCATTTCTGATAGAGCCTTGTCCAGCGTTAAAGTCAACAGACATTAACTTAGAGTCAGCTTTAGCTAATTCTTCATAGAATGAAGGAGGAGCTACGAACCATCTACCTTCTTCAGGTACATTTTGTTCGTCTAATAGTTTAGCAAATCTTGCCATAAGGTCAATTGCATCTACACCAGTTCCGTCTGAACCTAATAGGTCTACAGAGTTAGTAGCGTGTCCTAATGTTGCATCAGCAGTTGCACTGTCTGAACCAATAATGTGGTCAGGTGATGAAGCTGAACATCCAGCAAACATAGTTGCTAGAACAGCAGCATCATATGCATCTTTAAGAGCATACGCAGCAGATGATGAAGCTACTTCTTTGAAGTTGACATGTGACATTTTAGTTTCAATATCATCTACGATGAATTTGAAAGCTTTAGCACTATCAACAACAAGAGTTGTTTCAGCATCAGTTAGTTTAGTTGCAGTTGTGTCAGAACCTCTTGTATAGTCAGATACAGAGATTACTGGTTCACCAATGATTTTTACAGAGTCTCCGTAAGCAGATATCTCACCGGCATAGTCGGTGTTAGTAATAGCTTCAACTACACTTGCCTTTCTGAAAAAGTTAAGAACTTTCTTAGAGTATATGGAAGGTAGGAAGAAACTATTAGTTTGTCCACTAACGGAGTTTGCAAAGTTTGCATCGGTATCAGTTGAGGGTTCAAAATATTGAGCCATGATATATTCCTTTAGTTATAATAGTTATTTTACGATTCTGCCTTCTTGCATTGCATCTGATATCTCTTTTTCAAATTTATCAAATTCAGCAACACTCATTGCAGCAATCTCCTTTTCAGACCAAACCTTTTGTTGATTAGGTTCTATACTTTTTGTTTTAGTAGAAACCATATCAGCAGCAGATTTTCTAGTCTGTTTAGAAGATGACTTAGTCTTAGTAGGTTCAATTCCAAAATCCTTTTTAAACAAGTCTAAAGCACGTGAAGCTAAATCGGCATCATCATTATTTTCATAAATCCAAGCTTGGATAGATGAATGTTGTTCTTTTGCCCAGCCATGAAAATCATCACTGTTTCTAATATCTTCAAAATCAGGATGTCTTTCCATTAATCTTTTCTCTGCACTCTGTCGTACTAACTGATTCTCACGTTCTTGGAGTTTACTAAGGCGTTCTTCTAGAACTTTTGCTTTAGTCTCCGATTGCATATGAGCAACGGTTTCTACAACTTCGTAAACATCAGGATAGTTATTTTTAAACTCTTCTAGTTCTTCTGGAGATTTAGGAGCTTTGTATTCGGTTCTATTACTAGTAGCCTCTTCAATTAACTCTTGTTCTCTAGATTTAAACTCGTTAAGCTTACTATCGTAATGCTTTTTTAAATCATCATATCTTTTTTTATAATCTGGTTTCTTATAAGGAGTATCCAGATTTTCTGTTTTAACATTATCTGTAGACTTAACTTCAGTAATGTCATCACTATCAAAGAGTTTATTCTTTTCAGAAGGCTCTTCAAAATATAATTGATTAGCAGGGGTAAAAGGTTTATCTTCTACGTGGTAATCTTTCTTTGCGTTATAAGGATTCGCTTGTTCTTCCTGTTGGACTGTATTAGTCATTTTCTTTTCTCCTACTCAGGGCTTGTTTCACAAGGTAGCTCTATGTCGACTAGAGGGCTTGTTTGTAAAGGTAGCCTTTCGGTTATTAAAATGATAAAGTGCCTACGCTAATAGGGTGGCTTTATCGTTATGTTTAACGAATTACGGGGTATCTTAACATTTGCTTTTGAATTTCTTCATTAATGTTAGGCTTTTGCTCTTGCCCATACATAACATTTTTGTTTTCATCCATTGCTTTTTGTTGAGACATTAATCCACCGTTCATCGCTTTTTGTCTTTCATCTGCAGCAGCTTCAGCTTCTTTCATCATAGACATTAAACTGTCTTCTCCGATTTCTTCTACAGCTTTTGCAGTAAAGACAAATTCTCCATCAGATAACCTAGCAGGTATACTGTCAGAGACTCCTGAACCCGGACCTTCAACAGGACCAGACCCAGCAAATTCTTGTGCTACATCTATTACTTTATCAAATAACATTTGTAGTTCTTCATCTTGTTCTAGCTTGGACATAAGCATATCTTCTTCATCTTCACTTAATGCTTCTTCCATTATAAATCTTGTGTAGCCTTCTTCCATATCTTCATCAGGCATCATGCCGCCTTCAGCTTTAGATGTTCTAGATTTTTCAATCATGTTTTTTGCTGTTGGCTTAACACCTAACTTTCTTAATTGGTCTTGATAGACATTAATCTTTTGAGTAATTAAATTCCAATCATCGTTATATTGCTCTAATAAATCTGATTGTTCTCCTTTAGTGGCATCTTCTAAATCTAATTCAAGTTGAGCTTCACGTTTTTTTCTTAAATCAATTAAACCATCTATTTCTTTTTCTGCATAATTAATATCTCTAGCTTGTTTACTTGGCTTCTTCTTAAGTAATTTTTTAACTATAGAACCCATGCCATAAGTTTGTCTATCATCTGATAACAACCCACCATTCATTTTACCTTTTCTACCATACTTTTCTAAATCCATATCTAGTAGTTGTTCTATTTCAATGTCTGATAAATTTTCCATTTCTTTATCAGTTAAACCACCTAATACATCATCTATGTCTTTTTTAGTAGACTTTGCAGGTATATTATCTACACCTGACTTTGCTAAATCCATATCAAGTAATTGTTCTATTTCTATTGGAGATAGTTTATCCATTTGTTCTTCTGATAAACTATTTAATACTTTATCGATATCTTGTTCTTTAACTTTTTTAGGTTCTTTCTTTTTAGCAAGTTTAAATAGTTTTGTTACTAAACCACCTATAGCTTTTTTTTCTCTGACTCCTCTTCCCATAAGAACATCTGCATAAGTTGTTTTGCCATCTTTGTTTAGGTCTGGAAATTCTCCACTATACATAGCTCTTTCATCAGACAATAAACCACCGGCTTTCATGTCAAATCTTGATAAAGCTTCTAATTCTTCAAGATATTCTTCTTGTCTTGTTAATTTATTTGTTGGTTTTTGTTTAGGAAAATCTTCTTTCTGTATTTTTTTAGATAGTGCTTTTTTTTCTGCAACAGTCATTCTTTTTTTAAGAACTTTATCACCTACAGTTTTTAAATTATTTTCTTTCATTGCAGCTTTAACTGCATCATCACCATATTTCTGTATTGCTTTTTTTGCACCGTTTTTTACCATATATCTTCCTACGGTCATTACTACTGGTGCTGCTAATGGTACTGGCATATTATTTCTCCTTTGCTTTTCCTACGTTTAATGCACACCAGTCTAAAATCTTATAGACTTTACCTATCCACATATCATCCTTTGGTGTAGGAGTAAGAGAACAAATTAAAGATGCTCCCATTACTATAGATGGTATTACTGCTATCCATTCGTTTATTGATTGTATAAAATTTAACATATTAGTTTCCCTCTTTTCTATTAATTGCTTCTTTAACTTGCTTGTCCAGTTGCTCCAACTTGCCCAGTAAATTCAGCTTCCCCTGCAACCGGTACATTTCCTGTTCCGATGTTGCCACCACCAGTGCCTGTAGTTCCAAGCTCTTGAGGTTGTTGAGGTGTTCCTTCAAGTCCTCCCATTGGGGACTGTTGACCAGAAGGTTGAGCTTCTTCGCCATTTGTTTGTCCAGCATTCTGCATTCCTATTATTTGTGCCATGATAGCTGCTTCTTCAGGGTCGTTGAGTATTTCATCAGGGTCTAAATCTAAGCTGTAGGCAAGTTCACTAACGAGTTTAGAAATCTTAACAAATGGAGCAATAGCAGGACTTTGTGCAGTTTGTAAGAACATAGTAAGTCTTTGACTTCTAACTTCTTTTTGCATCAAGCTATTTGTTCCAGTAGCTTTAACTTCTAAATCACCTTTAACATCCAACTCATCTTCTAGGAATTGCATGTTCCACTGGAAGTAAGACTCCCCTAGTGGCTTTAATAAAAAGTCATCAAGATTCTTTATGACTGTTTTAATATTTAAACTTGATGCTCCAAGTAACATAGACATACCAGAAGCAGTCCTTGTCATACTTTGAACACCTGTTTGACCGTGTGAATAACTAGGTATACCTGTTTGTTCATCTGCAAGTTGTCTAAACTTGTCAAACATCATTAAGTTTTCTTGTGATGTATTAGGAAATTTCAAACCGTGTATAGCTTGTCCCGGCATTCCAGCTTGTCTTCTAAAGACTTTACCCGGATATATTTCCATTGACTGTCCACCAACTAAAGCAGACTCATCTACATCAAACACTAGAGAACCAGACATTGCTAAGTTATCTATAGCCATTCTTGCATGACCGTTCATAATTTGTTGTGAATCATCCATATTCTCTGCTACACCAATGCCAAAGAAGTTGTATGGGTTTCTTTCGTAAGGAAAAGCATTGTATGGTATTCTATATGGAGTGAATGGATTTAGTACAGCTCTTAATAAGTAATGTCCACATGTCCATATATTTACTTGTACTTCGTCTAAGTCATCAACACTGTCGGGTAAGTCGATTCCTACTTCTCTTGCATACTCTGCATCCATCATTCCCCAGTATTCTAAAATTTCAAAACTGCTATTAATATCTTCATCACTTCTAGCATCGTCTTTTAACTGGCTTTCAAAATCTTTTTCTACGTAATTAGCACCCATCTGTATTGCACTACGTATTGCATCTTCGTCAAAGTAAGGCATATTGCGTAATTGCCTTAGTTGACTTCTATTCATTTTGTGTCTATGGATAACATATTCACATTCTTCCATGTTAGTAGCGTTAGGGTCTGGATAGAAATCCCAGCAACTTACAAATTCAATTCTAGGTACTCTAACTTCTAAAGGGTTGTAAACTCTATTACCTTCTTCATCTTTGTCCCACTTATGAAGTTTTTTGTTAAAGTTAAATGGTCCTTTTACAATCCCTGTACCAAGTAGAGCAGATTCTAAAAGAGCATTTCTTATTTCAGCATTACCGTTTGATTCTTCTATTTGGTCATGAATAAGTTTTTCCATTCTTCTTGCAGCTCTTTGTGCAGGAGAAAGTTCTAATTTTTGTGGGTCAGGACTTGGACCATCTATAAGTATACCAGCTTCTTCAGCTTGGTCTTCAAGACTATCTTCAAAGATACCATTATAAAAAGTTGCACCGGGTTTTAAAGTTCTACCGTCACCTTCATAACCAACATCATAAGGACTATCTATTCTGTTACCAATATCATCAGGTATTTCCATACCTTCTGTAGTTTCTAAACCGGGTGTAGGGTTAGTGGTATCAAGGTGTGCAAAGTTTGTTTCACCTTCAGGTACTTTAGTTTCACCTATTCCTATTGGAAATTTACCTGTACCAAATATAACATCAACAAGTTGTCCAAAGGCTGCAAGTACTTTAGTTTTAGTAACTTTTACAAAAACTCTAGACTTTTCAGATTCTCTAAACTTAACACTCTTAGCATAAAGACCTCTATAGTTCTCATATGCTTTTAACCAACGAGTCTCGTCAGTTTGTCTAGCTTCTTCAGCTTGAGCATAACGTCCTTTAATAATACCAATAAGATTTCTTTGTTGGTCTTCTTCAAGAGTAAGTGTTACTCCAGACTCTCCTTCAACTTCTTCGTAGATACTATCAGCGTTTAAAAATGTATTTCTATCTTCTGCCATATACTTCTAATATCCAAATGTTGAATCAACAGGTCTATACATTTCTCTTTTTAAACCTCTTATACGTTCTAATGGGCTTTCCATTCTTGGTCTACTCATTATCATATAACGTAATGCATCATATGCGTGGTCAGAAGCATGTGTATCAACATCTTCTGGATTAGTTTTAGACAACGGTATAGACTGTAATTCTCTTATTAAGTTAGGACATGTATTAAATATCTGTAACTTAGGTCTACCGTTTTCTCTAATCTTTAAATACTCGTGTATTTGTATTTTACCTTGTATTCTATTCTTATCAGCTCGTCTTAATTTATGACCAGCTCTAACTAAACTTTCTCCAACAGTAGGACCAGTTGTTCCTGTATTTGCCCACGCTGCTGTATCTAAAACCCCATTAACTGAAAAAGGGTCTTCTGTTTCCATATCTGTTATTATAGTGCCTAATTCCTCACCTGTCAAGCCTTTTTTGTATAATTCTCTATAAATTATTAAAGTATTATCATTTATGTCCATAATTCCCCATAAACAACAAGATTCTGAAGCATAACCATAGTCAATACCTTTTACTCTTTCCCAGTGTACAGGCAAAGCAAAAGGAGGAATAACATGAGCTAATGGGTCAAACTCTGTAAAAGCTGCACCTTCTGCAACATCCCAATTACCTTCAAGTAGTTGTTGTCTTTGTGTAGCCGGTAAAGATTTAAGCATCTGCTCATATACACCATCTTCAGACAGATATGGATTGTCGGCTAGTTTTGCAGGTATAAACTTTCTTGTTAGACCGTCAGTGCCTTGAAAGCTTTTGTTATGTTCGTTAGGTTCTATGTATCTTCTTTTAACCCAAGTTGAGCCAACACCACCAGGGTTAGCAGTAAAGCGTAAGTATGTTTGTATTTCTGGGTCGGTTGTACGTAGCCTTGAAGCAAGATAGTTCCAACTAAACTCTGTAGGTAAATGGGTTATCTCATCAAAACCTATCCAACTATATGCTTGTCCTTGATAACGATATACGTCTGCATCTCTTTCAAGGAATCCAAATTCTACTTTAGCTCCACTAGGAAAGTTCCAAAGTTTTTCAACCTCTTTAAACTTAGCACCGGGAAATGCTTGTGGATATAGTTCACGAGATTTATCAATCATTTCTCTTAGTTCAGGCATAGACCTCCTAAGTATTAAAGCTCTGTGGGCTTTTTTATGTGCATAACGTAATGGGTCAACCAACATTGCGTAGGATTTACCACCACCAGCAGCACCACCATAAAGAACATCTTTTTCACTAGCAGCAAGAAAATCTGTTTGTGGTCCTTCGTTTGGATGAAATATAACTTTAGAATCTCTAAGTACTTCTTGTATGCTGGGAGCTACTTGTTCTAATTCTTTTGTAGTAACTATATTATCTGTAGTTTTTTCTGTAGCTTTTTTAATTACTTTTTGTTCTGTTTTAAGTTTAGATTCTTTGTAAGCTATTTTCTTTTTAGCTTTAATTAATTCTTTTTGTTCTCTAGCTAGTTTTTGTTTTCTTTTAGTTTCTTTAGAGTATTGATATTTATTATTAGGAGGAATGTATGTATTCTTTATTATTTTAGATAAACCTACATGGGTTATCTTTCTTCCTGTTTCTTCTACTATAAGTTCTGCAGCTTTACGAAGTGAGTATTCTTCATTAACAACAGAGTCTATGTATTTTTTTAAAACCTTTAGTTCATGTTCTATAGGTTCTAAGTAACCTTGAATATGACTTAGTTTATAACCAAAAGGAACAGTTACACTTTTTTTCTTAATATATCCTTCAGGTATGTTGTCAGACATTATTTTACTTTTCTATAGGTTCTTGTTTTTCTTGCAACCTTTCTTGGTTGTTTACTGTGTTGTTTCCCTCTTTTAGTATCTTCTCGTTTTTTTCTAGTTGTTCTTGCGTATTCTTCTTTTGATAGTGCCTTAATAGCCTTCTCTGGGAGATACCTCTCCCCTGTCTCTGACGATTTCTTACCACTCTTGGTACGCCATTTTTGTTTAGTCCAAGCTCTAAGACTTCTTTGAGACTTTTTTAGATTTGACATTCTTCTTTGGTTTGGTTGTTAAACATTGTTTAAATATTTTTGCATAGCATTTTTTTGCTTTATCCATCATCTTAATCATAAATTCTTTAATCCTTTTCATTTTATTTATAGCCTCCCCCCTTGGCTTTATATTCTTTTGCAAGGAGCTGGGCTTTTCGAGCTGACCATTGCCCGGCTTTACCACCCTTGGTACCGGCTTTAATCCTCTCGAAAAGTCTCTTACGCATAGTTGGCTTGGTATAATTACCAGCTTTGTTCACGGTTGATTTAGCTTTCTTTTTTGTCGGCATCCTTTTCTCCTTTATTAAATATTGCATCCCAGTTATCAGCATACTGTTTAGAATGTATGTTTACTCTTGGAGCTGCACCTTTACCTCCGTGCCACGAAGGTCCATAAACTCTACCCTTATTCTTTTTACTAGACATAAGGACAGGTTTTTCGTTGCTACCTAGTTGTGGCATTCTACCACTTTACTTTGTCAGCCCAATAAGCTGCTGACATTTTACCTTTAGCAATGTTCTTACCGTGTCTCGCTTTAAAAGACTTTCTCTTTGCTTTCATTCTAGCTGATTCACCTGCTTTAGGTTTACCAGCAGTCTTGGCACCTTTTTGACCAAAACGTATAGTTTTAATCTTATCACCTTCTTTAGCCACAACAATGTGTGACTTCTTAGGATGACCCGGAGTTCTTTTAGGTTTGTTAAAACCACTAACTCCTGCTCGTTTTAATCTACTATCTTTTTCTTTTGGCATTAGTGTACCGTCCTTTCTTTTAATTCTACTTCATGCTCTAGTTCTTGTATCTCCCCAAGAACCAACAATCCATATTGTATTGCTATACGATTAGCTTGTGCAATAGTATCTGCTTTAATATAAGGACCTATAGAGGCTCCTTGGTCTGTGTCTACTAACTCAGTTATCCAAAGTTTCATAGTCACCATCCTCTGCAGTAATGTCTATTGTTTGTTTTTCTGGTAATATAAAAATACCACCACTAACATTATGGTTCACATCTAATCTTTCTTTTTTACCTAAACCAACTCTATCAAGTATTGTTTGTGCTGCTTGTAACTTTACGTTTGCTTGTGGCAAAGCTTTGTCACTTTGTAGCACTTCAACAAGTTTAAAAGCCGCAGAAGGGGCTTCCCTTGCAAGTACGTCACTGGCTAAATCTACTATTTCCTGTTTAAGTGATTGTATAACTTGGTAGTGATTGCCTGAATACCCTGCAAGTTCGGCTGAAAGTTTAAGGTTTCCTTTAGTCTCTATAAGATTATTAAGGAAGTTCTCTTGTTTTTCTGTCAGTTTTCTCTTTTGTGTTGTTGGTAAAGACATACGGATATTATATAGTTATATAGAAGCTTTGTCAAGCTTTATAAAATATTTTACGAAAGACTTGACAAAAGTGATTCTGAACTATATAATAACATTAAGTGTGCCGGGGTTGAAACATATCCTCATGGTCATTCTAGACCTATTGAACCCGAACAAACCTGCCAAACCCGAACAAACAATTAGCTCTCTATAAAGAGACAGAAAAGCTCTGTGAAGTTTCCAACTGAAAATCCCTAAAAATGTATAAGCATTAGTATATATATATGGGTGGGGGTGGGTGGGTCTTGCCTCCCCTACTAAACTCTATAGAGTTTACCAAATCTTACAAACAATTCCCTACTTAAAGTCTTAATAGACTTTAAAAACTCTACAGAACTTACCAAGATTTACCGAGTTAAAGCCTTTGGCTTTTTAGTTCTGTTAAGTTTCCAAGATTTTCAAAGAAAATTAGTGTGTATTCTATAACTCTACAAACTCTAAAGAGTTTACCAAGCTATACAGCATTCTAAAGCCATTACAAAGCTTTTCAACCTTTGGTTGATGATAACCATTACCCCATGTAAACAAGAGCATACGAAAGCTTATAAAGCTTTGTGTGAACTTGTAGGGTGTTATGTATTTCCGTAGGACAAATCTATGATTTGAGTGCCGAAACAATTGACGGTCTATTAGGGGGAAGTAAGTCTTACAGACTTAAAGATATTTTAAGCCAAAAAAAAGACCCCGAAGGGTCTCTTTATGTTTTAGCTTCGTAGAAGCTTAGCCAAGTTCTACAAGTTTCTTGTAGCTTCTCATAGCCTTCAAGTCAACAGAAGGCAAAGCCTTCATGCTACAAATCTTAACTACTTGACCTTGGGTCAAAGGTTTAGTTTTGTCATTCAACCTTGACACAAAGTGTCCATGAATTGTTCCCCATTTGATGTCCTTCGGACAGTTCTTAGCTTTGCTAAACTGCGAAGCAATCTTTCTCACCATGCCATAAGAAGCTTTAGCTTCAGGAGTAGTAGTTTCAAACGAAGTTTGTTGTGTTGTATTTGTCATATCAATTTTTCCTTAGTCTCTAGAGACTAGTTGTGCAATCCGACATTGAATTGCCATTACATAGTAATACTATTTGCAAAACATTGTCA